TGGATTAACAAATGTTTTGAATAAAAATGCTAAATTAGCCAAATATTCAACAATACTATTACTTTTAATTAAAGGATTATTAGGTGCTGGTATGTATTTCGGAATTAACAAATCAATAAATTAAAGTATTTTTCTATAAATAAATAAATTTGGAGTATATACACCACCAGAATGATTTAATTGTAAATTTGCTTGCACTAGATAAACCCCTGCAACTTGAGGTGTAAACCTTTTGTTGGTTCTATCTATCGTTACATTAGAAGATCTATCATCAGCAGTTGAAGTGTGGAAAGCTAATAATGTAGTACTACTTGTAAAATACTGACTATCCATAAAAACAAATGCATGAGGAAGAGTCGGTAAAGGTATGTCTGCAAACGAAGTATTACCTGATCCATCTGTTTTTAAAAACTGATTATTAGATCCATCAGCTTGAGGTAAATTAAATGCTACATCTGATATAGAAGGATTATTTGCTGGTGCGTTTAATGAAACACCGTTTCCTCCTGAGTGGTTTAGTTTAATCTTTGCTGTCATGGTTAACTAGGTTTAGTAGGCCAAGTGACGTTCTTTATAAACATACCATCTATTTCTGGTGTTGCACTACTTGGCAAATCTCTTAATTGTTGACGATATGTCTTCCAAGCTGTTGTTTCTGCAACTCCTGTTTCACTTGCTTTGGTAACAACCCAATCAGTTTCTCTTAACAAATTATCTCTGTGTTCTCTAAGTCTTCTCATGGCTTCTCCATCTAATAAAGCTTGTGCTTTTGTTTCAACTTCTGCTTTTGTTGGAATCGTACCAGTGTATATTTTTGTATTCCAAACTATATTTTCATAAGTAAGATCACCAGAAATAAATAATGCACCTGATACGTTTCCTACTAAGTCGTAAGCTGCTTTCCAAATAAAATCTGCTTTAGTCAAAGTCATTAAACATTCCTCAGTAAACTATCTACACCTACATTAAAATAATTATTACTGCCTGTTTCTGTTGAAGAATTTATATACATACTTAACGATTGAGTTCCACTAGGATCCCACGGAATAATAACTGTTGTTGGAAAATGCAAAACATATTGATTGTATGTTCTTACATCAAAATACCCTCCATCAACATTATAAGTTTTTCCGTATTGATAAATCCAACCAGTTAGATAACCATGACTAGCACTAGGAGAATTGTGAACACATTGTACAAAACATACAAGAGCTTTGATACTTGAAGCACTAGCATTACTAACAGTACCCAAATACACATCGCCTGTTGTGCCGTTGTAAGTTAAGCCAGAAGCTACAGTTTGTTGTATGTGTGATGAAGCACCAAGTTTACCAGAAATTTCAGTTTCTGGAATATTAGTTAAACTTGCACCCGAAATAGCAGGTAAAGCTCCTGTTAATTTAGAAGCTGCCATTCCATTTATATCAGCATCTAATATACAACCATCAGGTAAGCCACCGTTTGCTAAACCTGAGATTGTGTTATTGTTGCCGTCAATAGAAATTGCCATAGTTATACAATAGTTAAGACAGAAGTAGCAGGGATGTTCAAAGTTGCATTAATAGTTAATGGTCCAAATACACCTGCGTTTATATTAGATGCACCATTACCAATTGTATAGTTGTTGTCCATAGAATTTTCATTCTCGTGAAATACATTTTCTGAGTTACCGGCTGCTCCTGATTGTATACCTGTAAGAGCAGATCCATCTATTGCAGGTAATGTTCCTGTCAATTGACCGGCAGGGATATTAGTTAAGTTAGTTGCACTTGCAGCAGGTAGTGTTGCAGGGAATCGTGCATTAGGTATAGTTCCAGATGTTAAATTGCTTGCACTTAAATTAGTAAGATCTACAGCAGCCCAAGTTAAACCACCTGCTGCACCAGATTGTGCTTGCAGAAAATAACCATCAACTGGATTGTTAGATACATTTAATGATGCTTCCGTAACTGTACCTGCACTAGGTGTTCCAATACCAACAGTTGCTCCAATAGTAACGATAAAATAATCTGCCCCGGTAGGAGGGGGAGCAGCAAATATTATTGTAGCTCCGTTTAATGCAAAACCTTCTGACGGTTGACTTGTACCTGCATTTGGTTTTTGTATAACACCATTAATGCTAACAATCATTTGTTGTGCAAAAGCACCTGCATTGCTTAAGTTAAATTTATAAGCGGATCCGTTAAATGTTGCACTATTACCACCAGTACCAGAAAATTGACTAATTGTATTTATAAAGAAACTACCAATAGTTTGGGTTTCTTCCCATGCACTAGCAGTTGCGTTATATACAAGTAATTTATCTAAGCTTGTATTATAAAATAAATCACCATCATCATTATTAGTTGTTGGGTTGTTTGCTCCTACCCTATATCTAGCTGCAAAATCATTAACAGAACTAATATTACTAGCAACAGTATTTACATTTGCAATGCTGCCACCTACGTTATTGACGTTTGTAATGTCACCTGCAACAGAGTTAACATCAGATATATTGCTAGCAACTACACCTATATTGTCATCGCTAACAGCAATGGTATTACCCATGTTGTTACCATGTACTGTGCAATAATAACGCAATGAATTAGGTGCATTTGCAGGTACAACAAAAGTTACATTTGCATTTGCCTGACCTGCTGTACCATTTACAGTTACGCCAGTTGTATATGCATTACCACTTGCATCTTTAAAAGCTAATGGGTGATTGTTGTTTGTATTGTCTGCTTGATTAAATATATATGTATATCCTCTAATTAAATTTAATGTTGGTTTTGATGCACCATCAATATAAAAAACACCACCTGCTACTGTAACCGTGTATGTTGTTTGACCTGCTAATACCTGACCTAACGCATTAATATTAGATATGTTTTGGCCAACAAGATCTACGTTTGCAATGCTGTTTGCAACTGTATCTATTTCAGATGTTGTTTCTTGTAAATCTGCTGCTGCTGTTTCGATTTCGGAAACTGTTTCGTTTAAATCATTAGCTACAGTAACTACTTTTGCTATATCTGCTGCAACAGTATTTACGTTAGATATGTTAGTTGCTACGGTGTTGACGTTTGCTATATCTCCACCAACAGCATTAACATTAGCTATTGCACCTGCAACTGTATTTGTATTAGTTAAATTAGTTCCTGTTATATTTAAATCTAACCAAGTAGTATTACCAAGGTCATAAACCCTCATAATATTTGAGGTTGTATTGAAATATAATGCTCCGTCTATTAACGCATTACCGTCATTATCAACTGTAGGGTTACTAGCTTTAGCACCTAAATATCTATCATCAAAAGAATCTAATGCAGCTTCTGCTGCGGTTTGTGCAGTTTCTGCTGCTGTCTTAGCTGTTTCTGCTGCTGTTTTTGCAGTATCAGCTTGCGTTGCTTTTGTTGTTGCAGTAGTTGCAGAGGTGGCTGCATTTGTTTCAGAGGTCGCTGCTGCTGTCGCACTATTTGCTGCTGCCGTTGCAGAGTTGGCTGCTGCTGTAGCTGACGATGCTGCTGCGTTTTGTGAAGCTGTTGCTGATGCTGCGTCTACAATAAGATCCCAGTTTGCAGAGTTAGTATTTGTTGTTAGTGGTTGTGAACCAGAAGATGTATGTGCTGTATTACAAAAGAAAATATTTCCTGTACTTGTATCTTTTACAAGATCTCTTACAGCATAAGCAGTACTAGCAGCCCAATTACCACGGTATGTTCCTAGTTCTTTTAATACTTCAAATTCACCTAAATTATCAAATCCTAAAACTCTGTTTTTACGAGCGTTAGCATTTTCTGTTATTTCTAAACTACCAATAGTATTAGTTAATGAAAATTTAATTGATCTATTTAATTCGTCTTGTTGTTGCTGATGCAATACAATTGCTTTGTCTAATGCATCGTTAATAACTTCTGGAAAAAATCCACCTTGGTTTGTAAGATCTGTGCCTTGTAATGGTTCTACAGCAGATGTAATAACAAGTTGAAAACCAGAAGGTAAATTAAAATTATTACCACCTTGTTTAAGTGTTATGCTTCCACCGGGATTGCCGTTCTGGTCTTCGTTTAATGTAACTATATAATCATTGTTAGCACCTAGAGTAAGCGTAGTTTCTATACTTGTACTTACTTCTAATTTTTTTACAACTACATCTGCGTCTGTAAAAACTTTAAATGCAAAAGGATATGTAGCAGTATTACCATTACCAACTAAGTTATTTGTCTTTCGTGTAGTCGAATTTATCGTCATTAACTAGACATTTTCACTATCTTATT